CCTATAGCCGTGCTTATTAACCATCTTTTATTTATCCTAGATCTTATATCTGGAGTTATATTGTGTTGTCTAATAATGATATCTTTCACTATATGGAAAGTAACCATTACTGTGACAAATACTACGGCACTAGTTATAAAGCTTTGACTCATTTTCTTGGATTAGGAACCATTCTAAAAGTACACCCAGGCTTACCGTTGATTAAAGGCATACCAAACTCATCGTACTCTATTGTTTTTATTTTAACTCGTTTATTCTTAAACTTACCCATTAGTATAGTATCTCCTATATTTACGTCTAACCTTATCATATACTATAATATAAGAACTATTTATGTAAGAACCTAAAATAACCGGGGAAAATTCGGGGAGAAATTTTAGTATATAACACCCATGTCCAATACTTTACATATTTTCGGCGATAGTTTTTCAGCAGGGGTGGGAGTAGATATAGAGCAAGGCACACCTCCTCATGTACCTAAGACGTATAAATCATACAGTCAATTTGCTTTTTACAAAAACATAAAAGGTTATAAAGTAATAAATCATGCTATAGCAGGTGCTAGTAATGAGTTAATTACTTTAAGTCTTATGAAAGCTCTACAAACTCTAAATAAAGGAGATATGGTAGTTGTAGGGTTAACCGAATGGGCAAGAGTATCTGTACCTTTAAAAAGAAACACAAAACATACTACGTTAAATCTAAACCTTACAGGAGGGTTCTATTTAGAACACATTCAGGAAAAGAAATTAGATTATATAGAACACCTAAAAAAAGAAACGGATATAACAGAAGAACAAATAAATGTTGCTTTTAAGTTTTATGAACTATTAACATTTCCTCAAAAGTATGCTGATTTAAAAAGAGATTACTATGTAGATGCAATAACACAGTTTGGAAACCATTTATCTAATTTAGGTGTCAAGTTTTATATGTGGGACTACACATTATGGGAACTGTTTGAAAATCTGACTAAATGGAGTCATGGTGAGTATCCTGATGGTCATTGGTCTCCTAATGGACATAGAAGTTTTTTAGGTTTACTATTATGGGGTATTCATACTAACACAACTTACCTTAACGCATCAGTTTATAAGTCAAACAAAAAACAGGTAACACGGTACATGTTAGAAATAGGTTTGGATCAGTATATTCAAAAGCCTGGTAGTAGGTTACACATATAAGTTTTATATTTATATAAAATGAATAGAATAGATCCAAATACATTATTCTCAATCTTTGAACAAGGTGATGAGGAGGTTTACAAAGAACACGATATGGAAGATGTTCTCAACAATCCTTATGTGCTTATTAATATGGTTGTAAGAGGTTTAGAAAACTATGCAGTAATGGATCAAATGTATATGTACCAATACCCTAAGCAGTATAAAAGTTCTCGTCAAATGGTTAAGTATAAATACTTTAATAAACTGTTTGGATATTTAAAAAGAATAGACATTAAAGATATACAGTTTAAGATAGGGGAGTCTTACGAACTATCAAAGAGTATTCAAGTTATGGAAGACTTTTTAATGTATTATGAAAGATTAGAACAATATGAAAAATGTGCTCTAATTGTAAGGTATGTAAACCTTTTAAAAAATACTACTAAAAAATTACAGTTGATTTGATATGAAGATACTTATAGTTGCAACTCCTAGATCAGGTAGTAGTGAGTTAGCCAGTAGATTATCAAGATACTTGCAGTTAGATATTTATCAAGAGCCATTTAATTTTAAAGGAAACCGTAAACCTTATAACTTTGAAGATAATTCTATAGTTAAATGCATCATAGATCAAGTACCAGAAGGAGAGAATAGAAACGACCCTATACCGTTTTACCGTCAATATGTAACTAACTTTGATAAGGTTATTTTACTAAAAAGAAAGAATCTTCAGCAGCAAATAGAAAGTTGGAACTGGTTTTTTTATCGTAGTGAAAATAACTTACCGGTTAATAAGGTGTATGAATATAAAAGACAACCAGGTTATGAGCAGGATAGTAGATATATTTTACTATGTGATGAATGGTTAAAAAGACTTTCGAGTACGATTAAGGTATCTTACATAGTTTATGAAGATCTTTACGGATTAGATAAGCAAAAATTCAGGCAAAATGTCAAAAGTAAAGCAATATAACGTAGGTTCTGATGTGGTCTACAAGTTGACGTTTGATTTTGACTACGGTGGTATGTTCACCAAATGGTGGAATGAAGTTCTAAATGTAGTAGATCCATCACATTTTGCAGGTTATAATGTAAGTTCTACCAGGTTATTTCCAGTTAACTCAACACCGGATATAAAAACAGATACTAATACATTATGGGAACAGTATAAACGTTTCATACTTCAACAAATATACACCCTTTTTAACCAACAAGTAACGTTAAATAGAATGTGGGTAAATGAATATCTACCAGGAGCGTTTGTTAACTTACATAGTCATTTAGATAGTACTGTAGTATCTTCAGGATATGTTAGTGTTGATAGTAACGATGTAAGTAGTTCTCTATTAATACTTAACCCTATCACACAGGAGTATGTAGAGATACCGGTTCAAACTAATGACGTGTTAATTTTTAGTGGTAGGTTGAAACATAAATCACATCCTAATGGGTCTAATAAAAATAGGTATGTAGTTGCAAGTAACTATACTTTTTTAAGTAAAAATAACCACATTTAAAGTTGTGAGTCCGAAAATTTATGCCTATATTAAGGTATAGAAATTAATAATAAAGGTTATGTATTTAAATGTAAATGAGGCTTATTCGTCCTTTAATTCGAAACTTGCAAAAAACGAGAAGAATGACTGTTTTGTTAGAGCGTTAGCGGTTGCTACCGGTAGTGCTTATGAAGTAGCTCATGAAAAAGCTAAAGTTAACTTTGGTAGACCTGATAAAAAGGGTACTCCTTCTGAGAATATTATAGCTCAAATGTTAAATTATGAGGAAAAAGGAATGACTATAGGTAATAAAACGTATAGCGTTACAGTGTTAGGTAAAACTCATACTAAGAACAAATATAAGTTATATGGAGATATAGTATGGAGAAAGAAAACTCTTAAAAGCTTTATAGAAAGTCATCCTAAAGGTACTTATTTGGTAACGGTAGCCAATCATGCTTTAACTGTTAAAGATGGAGAGGTGTTGGATTGGAGCAGTAATAAATTCTTACCTACAAGAAAGATTCAAAATGCTTATAAGATTGATAATAAAAATATACAATTAAGCTTATTTGATAAAGCAGCATAAAATGAAGTCATATTCAAAGTCTACCGATATACCTCAGATAAGAGACCTCGTCTTAGAACGACTAACATTCAGATACCCTACCTCTGTTCATGCCGTAGAAGATAATAATACAATCGTCTTTAGATTTCCAGCCATATATGATAATATAACACTGTACATTACTCTTAATAACACTGAAGGTTATGTGACAGGAGATACTACGGTAGAACAAGTGAGTAAAATGGTAGGGGAGGTCCAAGAGGAGATTAACGATATATATTTAAGTTATGTTTAGAATAAAAATTGCGAGGCAGCTTGCGCTTTTTTGCGCTGCGGCGAGCGTCTTTTCATGTACTATAGACCCTCTTTCTGTCGATACGTGCACCACCGGAGATTGTGATGCTAGGATGATATTTCCTACTCAAGCTGATGAAAACGGTTATTATCATATACCGTTAGATTGGAGTAGACAATATTTACCTTACTTTATAGTAGATGTTCAAGCAAGTCCTATCGTTGAACAGTTGAGATACAACGGTGAATCAGTAGTTGAAGCAAGATTTGATAGTGATACCTCTTGGGTGATTGGTGATACATTAGTCATGACCGTACCTTTATTTAAACCGTTCACCGGTCTATATACCCAAGAAGGTAATCCACTTCCGGAACAATTTGTAGACATACCACTTACCCAGTTTGCAGGTATAGAAGTCAATATAGCACAATCTACAGGTATTTACTTTAGACAGTCAGGAGATAAGTTAACCAGTAGACGTGTATTAGGTCCATTTATACCACAAATGATTGGAGATACGATTACGGTTGCAATGAGGGTTTTATGGGAGGCAGGGTCTTATTCCGTGTTAAAGGAAGACTATTTTGAAAAATTTATTGTGGAATAGTTGATTCTTAAAAAAATTATTATTATCTTAAATTATATTATTATAATATATAAAATATAGGATATAAGATAATATATAAATATATAAATATATATTAATAATTAAATAAATATAATCTAATATGGCATTGTCAAAGGAGAACATCCAAAAGAACTACGAAAAACACTTAAAAATAGTTGAAACTTATATTACCGAACGTAAGGATAAGGTTTTATCTATGATAGATTCGTATCAAGAAGATTATGCATTAGCTCCTGCTAGTGGAAAGTCTTGGTATCATAATGCTTTTCAAGGTGGGTATGTTGACCATGTTAATAGAGTAGTGGAATATGCGGTAAAGCAGTCAAGGTTATACAAGGAGATGGGTGGAACAGTAGATTACACCGAGGAAGAACTAGTCTTTGCCGCATTATTTCACGACTTAGGTAAGCTAGGTGATGGAGAAAAAGTAAATTACCTACCTCAGACCGACAAATGGCGTCAAGATAAACTATCAGAGATGTATACTAACAACTCAGACTTAGATTTTATGCTTATCCCAGACCGTTCCCTGTTTGTACTACAGAAATTCGGTATTCCAGTTAGTCAAAAAGAGTTTTTAGCTATAAGATTACATGACGGAGTGTTTGATGAAGCTAATAAAGCTTACTTTTTTAGTTAT